CAATACCACATAAGCAAGGGGGGGGTATACCCGAATAGGGTGGTTGCCCTTATATAGTATATATATTAGGATTGAGTAAGAAGACAAAAATCCAAGACAACAACTATATGTTTAAAAAATGTACTAAATGTGGGTTAAATAAAAATTTAAATAAATTTTATAAAGATAAACAAAAAAAAGATGGATTATGTTCTTCCTGTAAGGAATGTCGTAGGATACATAATCAGCTACCCGAAATAAAAGAGCAAAGAAACAAATATAATCAGTCTCCTAAAATGAAAGATTGGAATGCTGAATATAGGAAACGACCAGATGTTATTGAAAGAAGACGAGAATGGGAGCGAGGAGAAAAAAGAAAAGATTATAATGCACGACCAGAAGTTAAGGCTAGAAAAAAGCAGTACCTAAAAGAACACCCAGAATTAAGGAAACAAGGCAAGGGTGGTATTTCAAAAAAGGCGTTTGAAAAAATAAAAGAAAATTTTTATTGGCAATGTCCTATATGTGGAGAGTCAGAACCATTTTTCGGACAATTCTGGATATGGCTAGTACAAGACCATATTATACCAAAAAGTAAGGGTGGGGCTAAATATAAAAAAGAAAACATCCAGCCACTATGTTGGGATTGTAATTCTAAAAAAAGCGACAAAATTTATAACAACAACAAAGTATTTTAATAAAAGAAAGGTTTAATAATATGAATATATGTCAAAGATGCCAAATAGAAATAAAAGACCCTAATGTAGCTCTTAACGATGCTATATCGTATAACGACCTGCCAGAGAGAGCTAAGTCAGAAGATTTAATGAGAATTAAACTTATTTTATGCGGAGATTGCAAAAGAGAGTTCTTAGAAGTAATGGATGACTTTATAAATAAGAAGCCTTCTAAAACGGATTTTAAGAAGAGATTAGACCAAATGGTGGCTAGGGTCGGAAAAGGACGTAACGTTGATGTGAAAGCCTTGAGTGAGCTTATAAAGCCTTTTAAAGCTGTAGTTAAGAAATAATGAGTTTAGCATTATATCATTCAAACGCATCAAGAATAAACCCCAAAGGTTATGGGGAAAATTGGGAAAAAATTTTTAATGAAACAAATAGACGAAAAAACAAAACAAGAAATAAGACTCTACTTTCATATACACCCGAAAGCGAAGCTAGACGAAGTAGCAGGATTGTTCGAGAAAAAAATCGGAAGAAAAGTTAACAGAACAACAATAAGAGAGATAAAGAAATCAAAATCGCCTTTAGAAGAACAGGCTATTGTAAAAGCAGGAAAGATATGGACAGACAAAATGGCTAAGAACTTAGCTAGTGTAATGGAGAACAACTCTACACTTACCAACAAGATTATCGCTAAGGGACTTATTCTTTTAAATCATAAATTAGGAAACGACCCATTAACAGCAACAGAGATTTCAAACATAATTACAGCTATGGTTCGTAACAAATCATTAACAGAGGGGACTTGGTCTTTTGAAACAACAATCAAACCAGAAGATTTAAACAAATTTAAAAAACTACATGACCTCACAACCAAAGCAAAAGAACTCAAAATTACTAGAAAAATTGGCGGAGATGCCATTGGAGGAATTAGAGAAGCAGGAGGAGGAACTGAGAAAGATAATTAAAGTAGGAGAAAAACAATACTCACAAGAAAAGATACGCTACTTTGTTCCAACAGATAGACAAGAAGAATTTATTAGACCCAAGCATAAGATTAAATTATTTTTTGCGGCAAATAAATGTTTACCATTAGACGCACCAATTCTAATGGCAGATGGAACTTGGAAGAAATTAGGAAGTATTAAAGTAGGCGATAAAGTAATTGGATGTGATTATATTACAGGCAACGCAGAACCAACGATTGTTATTGGAACTTCACGAGCAGGGAAAAAGAAAGTTTTTAAAATTTCTTTTAATCAGGGTGGATATGTTATAGCTTCAAAAGAACATAGTTTTCCAACCTTATTAAAAAGTGGAAAAAGATTTTTATCGCATAGAAAATGGGCAGATAACATTCCTAAAAAAAGAAAATTATCAACTCTTTTAAAAAGACAGAATGTATCTATTAGCTGTAAAACAAGATTTTTAAAACCAAGTAGTGTAAAGTTTTTAAATAAAAAACTCCCACTTCATCCATATTTAGTAGGTGCTTTACTTGGAGATGGAAGTCTAGGAAAAGGATTGGGATTTACAAGTAAAGATACAGATATAATTTTCAAAGTTAATAGTTTATTAAATAATATCGGATATGAATTAAGAAAACAAAAAGGTGATAATTATGATTATAGAATAAGTTCAATTAAACCAATCCCAAGAGCTAAAAATGGTTTTGGCACAGGATTTTTAAAACAAGAATTAATTAAATTGGGATTAATAGCTAAATGTGGAGATAAAAGAATACCACATATTTATAAAATATCGGATATAGAAAGCAGAGAAGAATTATTGGCTGGTTTAATAGATACAGATGGTTGTTATGAGGAGTTTACTTCAAAGTCAGAACAATTAACTAAAGATTTTGTATTTCTTGTTAATTCACTTGGTGGAAAAGCAAACTATAAGCCAACTATAAAAATTTGTACGAATAATGGTAAAAAGGGAACTTATTACAGAGCAACTTGGTATTTAGATAGAAAACTTCCGCTTTGTTTACAATATAAAAATGAAAGGAAAAACAGAATAACACAAGTTTTTAGAGATAGAAAATTAAAGGTTGTTAAAGATATTGAAGCGTTAGACAAAGAAGTAGAATGTGGTGATATAGAAGTAGCACATCCAAGTCATACATATATTTCTTATGACTGGATTATTACAGGGAATACAGGAAAGACCTGTAATACTATCATAGAAGATATTTCTCATTGTATAGGATATAGACCATACCTAAGTCCTAAAGACCCAGATTACAAGACAGGCTTTGAACCACCAGTTAAAATTAGAATATACGGAGAAGACTTTACTCAGCACATAGGAGGAGTTATTGTTCCAGCTTTAAAGGAATGGATACCCCATACAGAATTTACATACAAAGACGGAAATCCAAAAAAGAACCCACAGGGAGTGCCTACTTTTTGGAGATTTAAAAACGGAAGCACAATAGAACTTTTAACATACGAACAGAGTTCAGAAAAATCAGAAGGTTGGGATGGACACGTAGTTCACTTCGATGAACCACCTCCACGACCCACATATATCGCAGCTAAGCGTGGATTAATTGTTAATGGTGGCATTTGCCTATTTTCACTTACTCCATTAAAAGAACCTTGGCTTTATGATGAATTATGGTTGCGTGGAGAAAAGGAAGATATAGAAGAAAAGAGTGTATTTTGTATAGACGCTAAAATTGAAACAAATTTAAGATACAGAAGAAAATGGTGGAGACCAGATGGAGATGATGGAATGTCTTGGTGTGGAAAATTAAAACAACAAGATATAGATGATTTTGAAAAAGACCTAACTCCAGATGAGAAACTTGCTCGTTTAGAAGGTAAGTTTATGCATTTATCAGGACTTGTTTATAAGGAGTTCAATCCTAATATACATATTCAACCGTGGTTTAAAGTTCCTAATACTTGGACATTTTACGAAGCTATAGACCCAGCAACACGAAAACCGTGGGCTGTGACATTTATGGCGGTTAGTCCAGACGGAACTAAATACATTGTAGATGAAGTATTTGTTAAGGGAGTAGTTTCAGATATAGCAGAAGCAATTTTAATTAAAAGAAAACAACTCGGATATCAGAAACCAGCACTAGCAACGATTATTGACCCACTAGCAGTAGCAGAAGACCCTATAAGTAAAACTACAGTTTTGAACGAATTTATGAAGTATGGAATATTTTGTCAAGTAGGAAGCAAAGACAGAAATAGAGGCATACAACTATTGAAACAAGAATTAATAATTAGAGACACAGATGAAAAAGCAGGAATATATGTATTTGATACTTGCCGTAGAACAATTCAAGAGTTCGGACATTATATTTGGGACGAACATTCTACAAGACAAGCAAGAACTTCAAGTGATATAAAAGAAATACCTAAAAAGGTTTATGACGATATGCTTGAAAACATACATAGATTAATGATAGCAGGATTCGGATATATTGAACCAAGACCACAACAAAAACAAACTAATCAAATTCAAGGAATAGGAAGATGAACAAAAAATTACAAAAAATTAACGAAGACTTTGATAAGAAGAACGATATAGCTGTTGAAAAACTATATAGTGAAAGAGTTGATATTATAAAAGATAAACTAGCTGTTAAAAATAAAAAGCTAACCAGAGAAGAAGCAACAGAATATGGTAGAAGACACGGATTTCTAAAAACTGAAAGAGGAGCAAAGATAGTCCGTGGAGTTCTGGATAAAAAGAAAGTACAGGGAGACAGTGCCTATTATCAACAGAGAAGAAAAGATGAATGGGGCAAGCATAATTTAATAGAAAAAATTTCAAGAGAAAGTATCAATGAAGGTCAAAAAGAACTTCAACAAGAGTTTAAACCTAATAAAAAAAGTAAATCAATTTTATTTTAATTTATGATAAAAGAAGAACCAAAACAAGAAGTACTAGAGAGTTTTCAATCTAATACAGACCAAGGTATTTCTGATAGGATTTTTGCTCAATTTCTAAAGTGGAGAGATAATAAAAATCTCCAGTTTGGTTATTTTAGGAACAGAAATTGGCTTGATTATGTAGATGACTCTAATAAGTTATTTAATAATTACAAAGTTAAACCAGATTGGAAAGAACCTTGGCAGTCTAATATAAGCGATACTACTGTCCACGCTAAGCTAATGGCTATTATAGCCCAGCAGGTAGTCAATCAATATACAGTAGCTTTTGCTCCAAGATTTAAGAGAGATATTTTTTCAAAAATAAGAGCACAAGTTTTACAAGATATTTATGACTTCACAGAAAGTGGAAGTGGAGCAGGAACAAGAAATGGAGAAATAGATTTACTTTTTATTATATTAAAAGCTTGTCGTGAAGGTAGAGTATTTGGATTTGAAGGGTATCGTAAGAATAAAAACTTTGAAGGCATAGACGCACAGTTAATTCCTATTGATGACTATTTTCCTTCAAATATGAAAAAGTTTTTTGTCTATGAAGACCCTAAGAAAATATGGAGGTCTATTATTACTAAAGACGATTGGAATGAGAAATTTAGCAACTGGTATCAATTTGATAAAGTTAAGACACGGTCAGAAGTAAACAACGAACAGTTACTTTTCTTTAATATATCTCAAGATGTTAAAAGTAATGAAGTAGAAATATTAAGATATTTTGATAAGTTAAGTAATGAGTTCTTTATTACAGCTAATGGAATTTTAATTGTTAACCCAAATAACCAAGGATACAAAATAACAGATAGAAGAAAAGATAAAGAAGATGGTATTTGGAGTACAGTATTTGAAGCTTATGATGATAATTTTCTTCCAGGTCGTTCCTTACCAGACTTAATGTCAGATGCTCAAGAGGGAATAGATTTCTTATTTAACTCAATGTTTGATAAAGAGATACTATCAGTTATGCGACCATTACTTATTGGTGGGGTTAATCAATCAATTGATAATTATTTACGACCAGGCGGACAAATACAAATGGCTGACATAACTCAAATTAAAGAACTAGATTTCAAAGGAGCAGACTTAGGAGCATTTCGTATCTTAAAAGAACTTCAAGACAGACAGCATTTCGTATCAGTTGACCAAGTATCTCAAGGTGTAGCTATAGGAAGCAAAACAGCAACAGAGGTTGAGAGAGCCCAACAGGCAGCTGAAAAACTTAATTCTGTATTTGGAGTAATGGTTAAATCAGCACTTGTACAGAAAGGTAGATTAAGAGCAGGAACTATTCAGCAGTTTATGATTGGAAGCGATAAGTTTAATCAATTTGTAACTGAAAACGTAAAGCTATTCAAGTCAGGAAAAACAGGAACAAGAACTTTGAGAATTACAAACAAACCTCAAGTATCAAGACAAGATGGTTTCTCTCCTAATTTAGAAAAAGAAGCAGACTTTATGGAAGGTGGTTCTGAGTCAAACGAAATATTTGAATTAACACCATCACAAATAAAAGACTTTGAATTTGGTGTTTCAACAAAAGCACCATCACAGACAGAGAAGAAATTGAAGTCAGCTAAAGATGTAGCTTTCTGGAATGAAGCAAAACAAAGACCAGACCTATTTGACCAGAAAGAGTCAGCAAAGGATTTCGCAGAAGCTATGGATAAAGACCCAGATAGAGTTCTATCTAAAGAAGAACAACAAATGATGCCAGAAGAGGGTAAAGCTGATGGAGCAGCTCAAAATGTTATTCCATCATTAGAATCTATGATTCAACAACCAATTCAATAATATGAAACAAAAATTAATCAACTGGCTTTTAGGGAAGTTTTTACCTAACAGCTTCAAATTTGTAGATATAAAAGAAACAGAACGGGTCAATGCCTGTCAGATGATGAAAGACCCATCAATAGTAAAATATCTTAGTAGTGTTTTAACAGAAGATATAATCGCATATATTTATATATCCAAAGAACAAAGAGATGAACAAAAAGGAAAGATTAACAGAATGGTTGATATTCTTAATCAGATAGACAAATCTAGTAAAGATGCCTTAGATATAAGAAAAAGAAATGAAACAGATATTTTAATGAGAAAAGAAAATAAACATAGTCCATATTGGTCGATTAAAAATAAAATAATAAAAATAAAACGAAAGAAAAACTAAAATGAAATTATTAAAAAACAATGGTACGCCTTATGTAAAAACAATAAGTGTTGGAAGACAAAATACTTATTTCACAAAGGCTACTAAAGGAAAGTTTAAAGAGTGTTTAGTTACAGTTGGGGTTCATCGTCCAGAAGCGGTTGACCCAGAACTAGAAGAATTTAATATCAAAAAGAATGAGAAAATTTTTCTTTATAGCAAAAGAGAACAAGCTAAAGGAGAATGGGTTGTTGATAGGTCAAGAGGTGATAATGGAATTAAAATAGCTAAAATTTCAGACAGTTTCACAGTTACTCATTATCCACATATTGTTGGAGTTAAGATAGGAACAAGTAAATATGATGAAAGAGAATATAATGTTTTATCAGGTCAAGTTTTAGAAGTTGAAGACGCTGATGCTGATATTCTATTCAAGCAATTTGGTTCACTAGATGAAGTTGATGATAAAGGAGAAGTCATAGTTCAGAATAGGTGGCAACGAGATAAAAAAGAATATGACGATAAAAAGAAGATTTCTTCAAGTGAATTAGCAATTAAAGTTCCTAAAAAGTTTGAGGAAGTAGATTGGAACGATAATCGTTTCAGACAGACACCGATAGAAAAAACACAACCTAATCTTGAAGAAGACTCAAGTATGAAAAAGAATGAGGAAGGAGATAAAGAAATATGACCAAATTCCCAATCATACTATCAAGACAACAACAAAAGCAAGCTGAAGAAAAAGAGCAGAGAGAATTAGCAGAATACAAAAAGAAGATTATGGGAATAGCCAATGATATAATAGGTGATATGATTGACGATGGATTAACTGTAGATGACTTTAACAATATAGTAAACGTAATTCAGATGAGATTTAATAAATCATTTAAAGAAGGTGAAATTAAATCATTAATAAAAGAAAAAACGGCGTAAAAGCCACTAAACAACTAAATGTCATTTGTTTAGCAGATAGCTAACTGCTTAATAAAAATGGTTTTTAGAACAAATATGACCAAAGAAAACAAAGACTTAAAAAAAGAGGAAGCTAAAACCTCTACGGAAGAGTCAACCGTTGAAGAGAAGCCCGATAAAAACATCGAGGAGAATGAAGAGTTAACCGCAGCTAAAAAGAAAGCTGAAGACCAAGAACGCAGGGCTATTAAAGCCGAAGAAGATAAGCGTAAGGTAGAAGCTAAACTTGAAGCTAAGGGTAACACTGAAACTCAAGATGATATTCCTGATTGGCAAAAGGAAAAACAAAGCGAACGAGAAGAAAGATTTCTTCTTGCTCAAAAAAACATTGCCAAGAAATTTCCATTCTTACAATCTGAGAATGACCTTGATGGCACCAATTGGACCAAGTTTAAAGAAGCTTGTGATAAATATGGTGGTCCTCAAAGTTTGACTCAAGAAGGTATAGAACTGGAATACGAAGGATTTATCAGAATGGCTTTACCAGAAATGGTAGCCGAGAAAAACCAAACTCTTGACCCCGTAGTCGAGGACTCGGGAGTTGGTGATGTAAGTTCTTCACCAAAATCTACTGAGAAAACTCAATCAGCTCTTACAAGACCACTTAACGCAGAAGAAAAGAAAGCAGCGTCTTTCTTTCCTAGCGGAGAAGAGGGTTATCGTAAGAAACTAGCCGAAAGAGAAGAAAGCAGACAAGGTAACCTTACGTCTAAATAACAATAATCAAAAAAATTATGTTAGTAGATGGATTCAGACCAGTAATAAACGAGAATGGTCCACTTCAGTACGAAAGAGGGATTATTGGGAACACTATTACCCTAACAGTTGGTGATGCAGTCAAAATCACTCCTGATACAGGTGGTAGTTATATTGAACCAGCTGACGCAACAGATGATAATGTATATGGCGTTTTAGTTGATTTAGTTGATAAAGATGGTTTTTCTTACAAGACAAAAACATCTAACTTTGACGGAACTTACACTGAAGCTGCTGATGGTGATACTTATGTATCAGCCTCAGACAACTTAACAGTTAAGAAAGTCCAAGCTAGAGTTTGTCTCGCACAAGGAACAATCTTTTCAGCTAAACTAGATGCCGCTGCAGGTACTACTACAGGAAGTGATAAAATCGGAATATTTTTCGATATTCTTACTTCTGATTCAACTTCATTAGATGAATCAAGTGTTAGTGCTACCAAAGCTACTTATCAGAGTGTGTCAACAGGATTAGGTTCAGATAGCCCAGTAGACCCAATATACCCAGGAAGTACGACCAGAATACACGTAAAGGTCATAGAAGTATCCAGATATCAAGCACAATAATTTTGAACATTTATGCCTGAATTATATTCACAGTGGGCTAAAACCCACGAAACTAATATTTTGGAATACCTCCAAGATGGTTACGATGAGCATACAGATTGGACTCCAGAAATTTACAATGTTCAAAATAGAACAGCTGGTGTCAATAGATACGACGAAATGTTTGGTCCTTCTTCTATTCCAATAGTAGCTGGCGATAATGTAACTACCCCAGAAGCAGAGTTTCAGCCAGGGTACCCAACTGTCGTTCGACCAGTCATCTTTAAGTCAAAGATGGGTGTAACCGAAGAACAGTTCGATTGGAATAAGTATGAAGGAACATTAGACAAAGCAAGAACTTTAGGTGAAGCAGCTAAACAAACAATTAACAAGTTTGGTGCTCATCCTTTCATCACAGCTTTTAACACAAGCTACACAAGCTATGGCGATGCGTTGCCATTGGCTTCAACAGTTCACACAAGACCAGATGGTGGAGATACGCAAAGTAACGCATCTTCAACTTCAATAGCTTTAACAGAAGCTAACCTTGAAACTGGTATGATTGCTTTAAAGCAACAAAAATCAGGACAAGGTAGGAAATTAAATCTAGGTAATGGAAACATTATTTTAATGGTTCCAGAAGCATTAGATAAAGAGGCTATGATTATTACAGGTTCAAGTTTACGTTCAGGAACCCCTAATAATGACCTTAACTGGTATGGTGGTGGAAAGATTAGCGTATTCGTTAATCCTTGGATAGGCAGTGATGTAACCGACCCGTATGGTAATACTGGAACAGATACCCAGTTTCACTTATTAGGTCGTGGTAAACACAAAATGCGTTTTGTTTGGGATAAAGCTCCTTATTACAAGACTTGGGAAGATATGGACAAAGATGTCATGTACACCAAAGTTAAGTTTAGAGGAAAAGTTTTTTGGACTAACTGGTTAGCTACTTGGCACTCGAAGGGAGATGCCACAAGTTATACCTCTTAATTCTTATGAAAAAAATAACAAACAGAGCAGAACACAAAGTACGATTTAAGTCTTCAATTGGTGGAACTCCTAAGGTTGAAGATAAAATCATTAATGGTTCTCAAATTAATGACATCGTATTAGGTGATAAAATTTCTATTCCTGTTGGAGGCGAAAGAATCGTCGTTGACGATATTGCCGAAGTTCTTATAAGGAAATATCCATACTTAATTGTAAAAAGTATTTCCAATAAAGAAGTTAAAGCTATTCTTAAAGCCAAAAAACAGGAAAAGAAAGAACAATTAAAAGTCGAAAAGAATAGAAAGATTGAATCTCTTAAAGAAGAGATAAAAAAACTAGAAGCTAAAAAAGTTAAAAAACATGCTAAAAAAAATAATAAAAAATCTACTAAAAAAAGTAAGTAAAGTTGATTACAAGTTGTTTACAATAGCTGTTTTAGGAACTCTATTGGCAACTGGTTTTGTCTTTGCTTATCAAGGCGGAACAACGACAGTAATTGAAGAAGCCCACGATTTCATTATCGAAGGTGGTTGTAAAATCGCTGAGGAAATTGGATTAGGTGCTTCAGCAGATTTTTGTGCAGGTGATGAACCTGTTACAAATATGTGCGTAGTCGACATCTATGACCTGACAGTAGCAGCTGGTGGATTTACTTCCACTGGTTCAGTAACAATGAGTGGTGAAAATTCCCTAACAGGAACTACATCAATCCCAATGTTAGATGCTTCATTTCAGGTTGATTTAGACTTTCAACAAGCCACAAGTGGACAAGCAGTTGCAATCGAAGGAACTCAAATAATTCCAGGTTCTATTCAGAACACTGGTGGAGACCTTCTTTGTACAGACACTTGGTTAGATATTTCAACAGCTAATGGGCTATTCGCAGCTACATTAAAAGTTGGAACAAGCACAGCAGCAACATCTACAGATGCTCACTTAATTGCTGACACGAATATAACTACTACAACAGTAGATATTCTTAGTAAAGAAGATGATGAGGGTACAGAAACAGACGAAGTTTGGATTTTTGCGGCAGACGAATATCTTGTCGTAACCCAAACATTCCAAGTAGCTAACGCTACATCATCAGATTCATTTACTACAGCAGGTGGTAACTTACAAGAAGGTAAACTTCATGTAAATTGTAGAAGTCGTTACTAAACTTTGATTGTTTACAAATTGCCCCTTATGAATATCCTTAACAGGACTCTCAAGCCAATAAAAGGCTTGGGGGCAGTAGTAAGTAATTAATTAATAAGGAAAAAATATGACTATAAAAGAAATAGAAAAAACATTTGGCAGTATCGAAAATCTGTCAGAAAGACAAGCTCTACAAGCAATTGTTTTGCTTCTCTTAGAATTAATTAAAAAAGGAAAATAAATATGAAAATAAAAGAATTTTTAGTTATTATAGGTTGGGTATTTATTATTATTGCTTTAGCTATTGCCATAGGTATTGGTTTTGAATATGGCAAATCTAAGTTTCAAGAATATAAAGAAGATAATTTAGGTTCAGCTACTCAATCAAAAGTAGTTATTACTGGCACGAGTAAAACAGACCCAACATACCTTGCAACCACAACAGACCCAATTACTAAGGATATTAGAATTGGAGAAGATGCTGATATATTCTGTCAGAATATGGTATTCACAGCTTCATCATCTGACTCTGTTTTAGAATGGGTATATCTATTCTCAGACAATGGAACAGATTGGTATTTCGAGGGAGACCAACAACTTGTTAGTAGTGGAGTCGTAACTCACGGAGCTGGAACAACAACTCATAAGTGGACACCAGCAGTAACAGACCAACTTTCAAGACAAGATTGTACTCGTATTTATGGTACAAGATTAAACACTAAATGGATTAGAATTGAATATTCAAGAAGTGCTAATCTATCAGGCGGAACATTGTATAGTGAAGGATTATTCAAAGCAGATTATTAATAGAAAGGAAAACAGATGATTTTAGGACAACCTGGAGAGACATTACATTTGTCGTGGCAGTCTAAACTTGGCGAAACGACATTGTATCCTCAAGCAAAAATTTATGATAATGCTGAAACTCTTTTAGCAACTGTTAATCTAACACATAGACAAGATGGTCTTTATACCTCAACAACCTCAATAGGCGATGAGGGTGTTTATACTGCTCAATACATAGCTTATACAGACTCTGGACATACTGCTCAATCAGGTGTTGATGAGATTATAAGTGAAACCATATCTATTCAAAGGTCTTGGCGACCAACAATTCTTAATACTAATGATTTGGGTGGTATATCAGAAAAAGAATTAGACCCATTAGTCAAAGGAATGACATTACTTGCAGAAGAAATGGCTAAAATAAAAAAAGAACTTGATAAAAAATCAGAGTTTAATCCAAGTAGTGATAAGGTCAAAACAGACTTTCAACCAACTTCATTGCGTCCAATATTAGAAAAAATGGATAATATTAAGATTAAAGTTCCACAGGTTAATATTGATAGTTCAAAAATAATAAAGGCTATTGAGAAAAACAAACCAAAAGAAACTGATTTAACTCCAGTAATTTCAGCAATTAAAAATCAGAAGTTTCCAATTCCAAAAGTTATAATTCCAAATACAATAGAAAAAATGTTAGAAGTTATGCATAAAAATTCAGTTAAAAGAGATATTGTAGTAAGAGGACTTATTAATAAATTGATGATAATGATAAAGCCGTTTTTAAAAATAAATAATATATTAGAAAGATTTAATGGTAAAAAAAATACTGATTAGTACAATTTTAGGTTTAATTATATGTATTCCAGTTTATGCTGGTTGGTTTAGTGATTTTTTTAGAACAGAAGAAGAAAATCTATCAGCCGCTAATGCTGGAATAATTGATTGGCGATACGATAGATTTAAAAACCTTTTATATGGTAATACTAATATAGATACTTTTTTAATAGGAAGTACAACAACATCTACAACAGGAACAGTTTTTGAAGTTCAAGGAAATAGTTATTTAGATGGCAACGCCACCTCAACTTTCTTCTATGCTAGTGGAGATATTACAGCAGGAGGTAAATTATATGGAGATGGTTCTAACTTAACTGGTATAACTGTAAGTGGTGGTTGGGCTACATCAAGTTCAGATTACTGGCTAACAATCCAAGACACAGCTGACCTAACTGAAGGAACTAATTTATATTACACAGACGTAAGAGTAGGTGAATACATAGACGCTTCATCAACAATGCCAGTAGGAAATTGGAATGATGCTTATAGTTGGGGAGATTGGAATGGTAATATAGATATTTCAACTGATACTAATTTAGCCGTTACAAGCCCAATAGTTAAAACAGATGATACATTAAGCTTTGATTTTACAACAGCTAATACTTGGAG